TAAGGTGTGGTGTCACCATGCGGAACAGGGATTTGATTTGCTTGGCGCGAGTCATATCGCCAACAGATTTTTGATCAAGCGCATCTTCGACTTCTTTCTTTGAAGCAAGATTGCCGATTGAGTCAACAACAATCATTACACGTTCACCACGTTCAATGTTTGATAATTGATTCATAATATCAAATTTTAATTGTTCAACGTCAGTCACAGGAGTGTGAATAACTTGATCAGTATCAATGCCGAATGAAGTAAAGTAATTTTGCGGAGTACCAAACTCAGAGTCATAAAACAAAACAACAGCATCTGGATACTTTTCTTGATATGCTTTCACCATCAAGAGGCTGAATGCCGTTTTGAAGTGTTTACTCGGACCAGCCCACATTGTGAGACCAGGAGTAAAACCTCCGTCTAGATCGCCAGAGAACGCGACGTTTACAACTGGGATATTTGTTTGAATCATATCCTTTGCAGCAAAGAACTTCGAATTTGCAAGAATTGAAGTATCTTTAATAGTGCTGTTTTTCTTAATTTTATCAAGTAGGCTCATTTATATTTCCTCATGAAAAGAAATCGTACAGTGAATTCGTTTTTTCGCTTTTCCAATCTATACTATCCAATACAATCGTAAGCGGATCAAGAAAAGATTTCTCGAATTGAGTATCATAATCTAGATAAGGACCCAAGTCAAACTCTTTTGGAATCGTCGTCAGAAACGAAATTACACTACACTGTAATGGATTCGGTTCCTTTACATACAAGAATTTAATCTTTTCGCCCTCTTTGATTTCTTGATACTTCTTTTCAAGACCCTTTGTGCGAATGGCGTTATTGAAGATAAGCGCACCCTTCACATGAATTGGTGTACCCTTTGAGTATACGCTATTCTTATCTGAATACTCTTTGATACCATTCACAGAACGAGGAAAAGCGATATCCTCAACAGGAAGCGATTTGAACTCTTTACGAAAATTGTCAATAAACTGTATAAGTGTATCTTGGTCCTTTGTAAGGATAACTTCAAATGCTTCTTTAATCTTTTCGCGACAAGCATTTGGCGTTGATGACTTGACTGCTTCAAGACCCATGATCTTGAGTTTAGGGGTCTTGTATTCAACACCTTCGTTATTGTATACGTTAATCAAATATCGTTTCTTTGCAGTCCAGATGGCTTTATCAGCAAGAGCCTCGCGCTTCATCTTCATCTTTTGCGCATAAGCATTTACATACGTTGCCAAATCTTGATATGTGTTATTGATAAACGGTTGAAGTTTTTGTTCGCAAAACTGATCCATCGCGCGAATCACTTTGATACGTTCAACCTTGTCGATATTTGGTACTGACTTTTTAATCATAGGACCAAGATTTAAATAGATTGAATCAGTATCTGAAGCAATTACATAATCGAAGTTTTTCGTTTTAAGAATTTTGTTGATGTAATCATTTAATTGATTTTCAATCCAACGAATGGATAATTGACCACTCAGAGTAATTGCTTCAGCAATACGAATATCAAAGAAGCGGAAGTATTGATTACCAATAGCGCCATAAGCGGAGTTCAACGTAACCTTCTTAGCCAACTGAATGTTATTGAATTTGGCTATTTGCTTTTCAAGTTCTTTCTTTTCAGATTCAGAAACAGACTTCTCGAGTAACTTCTTGGCTTCAGTGGCTTTGTTCTTATACATGGCACGATCTTCATACATACGTTCCATGATTTCAGAAAGGAATCCCTGCTTACTAATATCAAACAACTGACCGTTTGGAGTCAGCGTGACTTTCATTTTCTTCAGTTCTTCTGTTGGCACTTTACTTGCAAGCAACGCATCAACGTTCACTTTATTACCATAAGTTATCATAAACTTACGCATGTCTTCAGTATAGTTTTTTGGTTCAATCAACATCTCAGGCGAGAGATTATACTGCATGATCAAGTGAGGATACAGACTGTTCAAGTCAAACGACGCAACCCACTCATGCATACCAAGAATCGGATCTTTAACGAACGCACCAGCGTACTGACTATTCTTCTCGGCGTTCTTTTTTGGGGGAATTACAATATGTTTAGCCTTGAGTGTGTTATAAGTGATTGTATCCCACATTCGTACCTGAGAGAACACATCATCATAGTTTACTTTGGCATCATAAGCCAAAGTCATCGCAAGTTCAATTAGACGAATTTTATCTTCAAGTTTCTGTACAAGTTCTACGTCTCGAATGTTATACTCAATAAACTTTTGATAGTCTAGACGATAAAGTTGATGGAGATTTTCGTATTCAGAATAGTCGAGTTTGCGCTCACCCAGTTCAACATTACAAATATGATCAAGTTTGTACGACTCTTGGTTTGGATTTGCTGAATACTTACGATATAGTTCGTAATAATCGAGGATAGATATACCCATCAACTCATAACATGTTTGAACTTTTCCTCGGAAATTAATTTCGTGCGAAGAAATTTTACCCCAAGGAGAAAGTTTAAATGCTTTGTCCTCACCAAACAGTTTCGTAATACGATTGACAAGATATGGAAAGTCGAAGAAGCGGACGTTCCAACCACTTACAATGTCTGGATAATAAAGAGTCCACTTGTCTATGAACTTATCAATCAATTCAAGTTCATCGGCACATTTAATATACTCTACTGTTTCAAACTTGTTTTGAAACTCACCACAACCAAAAACATAACTGCGACCATTCATCGAAAGAGTGATCGCAGTTACTTCTTCAGTTGCTTTCTTTGGGTCGGGAAACCCATTCTCAGAACCCACCTCAATGTCAACATACGCAACACAAATCTGACTCAAGTCCCAATCAATTTCTTCTGGAAAGATGTCAGAAATAAACGCATACTCATAGCGATTCGTCCCATAGACTTCAAAGTTGTTTACATCTTTGAATTCTTCTATGAAGGCTCGAGCATCGCGAATAGACTTGAATGTCTTTTCTTCAACAAACTCTTTATTCAGAGTTTGCCATTTGGTTGGAGTATTAGACTTGACATAGAATTTAGGATGATAGTGAACCTTCTTGCGGAATCTCTTACCATCCTTAATTCCGCGAAACAACACATTGTCGCCCACCAGAGCGACATTAGTGTAAAATATACTCATACAATCAGTTGTTTGGGAGGGGTTACAATTCCACCGAACATAGAGTTATATGCATTCTTAACGTCGTCAGAAGCATCGCCCATGACAACAATTTTGTCAACAGAAATTTGTTTACTTCCTTCCATAAGATTACACCAAGGAACGAATCCAAAGGTGAAACCTTCCTGAGAAGGACGAAGCATAATTGACAAAGGATTTTTCAGAGTTACAAAGTTCTTGGTTTCACTTTCAACTTCACCAATTACTTCTTCACCTGTTAAAAGTTTTAGAATTTTTACAGCCATATTTCACCTTTTGTTATATTTACCAAGATCAAGTACCGCAGATTTGTGTACCTCAACATAACCTTTTTTGTCCGAAGATTTAATTGGCTTAATTTTAGGTTTTTGTTGATCAGCATTTGCCGCAATTAACAGTACAATTGCAAGAGGATCAAATACAAGGACAAGTAGTATTATAACCCATCGCACTGCAGAATCAAAATGATTTTCAGCATCTTTACCATAAATTAATTCAGCGATGTACTTTAAAGGACCAATTTCAACTTCTTGTTTCTTTTGTTCTGAAGTGAGTTTGTTTCGTTCAGTTTTAAGATTTATAATTTCAGATTCAAGTGCATTACGATTTTTTTCTAACTCTTTACGCTCAGAATCCAAGCGTCGTTTTTCTTGAAGCCCCCTCGTAACACTTCCAAGTTCAATATACTTAACTAAAGTGTTATCTATATTTGTAATTTGTTTAACATAAAGATCTCTTGTAAATTCTCTACTTTGAAGAGAATCTTCAATTGTCTGTATCTTTGCAGTAAGATCGCTTGTGTTCAACGTTGAACTTTCAATATGTGCGCGTGACAAATAACCAAAAATACCCATTGATGTGATGAGCATTAGAATAACTATTGCAGCGGACATGTAACTCCGCATCAATATAGAGCAAGAATTCCAATTACGATATAACCAAGAAACTGAAACTAACTTGGCTACTTCAAGGGCTGCACCCATCATTAAGATAGACCAAAACGCACCAGCAAATATTGACGTCAATCCAATTATAGAGTAGTAGGCTGCAACGCCTGAAAGAAACAATGCAGTCAACAAGACGATTATTTGCATCTCTTATTGCCACTAGTAAAAACAATGTATTATTTAGGCGTTACGGCTTTTCTTGTTGAGATGCCCTTCCATTTCTTTGTTTTGGATTTATAAATGGATTTATGATATAATTCTAATAAAGATTTTTCTTTTGCACTAGTTGGTTCATTATTGCGATAAAAAACATCATGGACTAACGTCCAAGTGTCCTTACCAATTTTAAGAGACCACCCATTGAACTCTTTTATTTCAATATTATTTTGAATAAAAAAGTTACGCAACTCTACAAGAGAGTGTATCATTCAACATCGCCACCGTCACGAGTTTCAACTGCATTACGTTTCAATTTAAACGAAACGTGATTAGCGTGGGCTGCAATCAAAATTCGTTTCAGTGTACCACGATCGTGTTCATTTGCAATCCAACCATTTGCTTCTTCCATCGCAAGCATACGTTTAAATTGCCTCGGAAGTTTCGCGTTATAAAAATCACTACGATTTGCCATTTAATTCACCTTTGTCAATTACAAGTAACAAACTATCACTCTTACTATCTTCTTCTCGAAGATCAAACACCTTTATACATTCTTTTAGATTCTCAGGAACTAAATTTGACAGTTCATATAACCAAGAATATTCAACGATGTCTTCTATACACATTATACCATTTTCTGTGAGTTTTGGCAAATAATTTTCAATTGCATATTTCATCGTATGTAATTTGTGCGGACCATCATCAATAATGATATCAAAATAGTTATCCCTAAATAAATTCACACTACGTTCAGTATATGCATCGCCAAGTATTTGAATTATTCGCTCTTTGCTATGAATTTTATCGCAAAAGTTTATATCCATACCAACAATAGAAGCCTCTGGAAAATAATCTTTCCATAGCAAATGCGATCCGCCTGATTGAATGCCAATTTCTAAAACACTTTTCGTGTTTCTAAATCTCTTAAATAATTCACCATAAGCAGATCAACA